ATGGCCAGCCACACCGCAGCCATCGGATTGTTGTAGCCAAAATCCATTCCAATGATCCTCTTCCAATCGCTTGGTATTTCAAATGGTTTTACTACGTGCACTCCAGCCTCAAAATCCTGATATACTAACCCTTCAGGCTTCACGAACTCTCCCAAGTAAAACATTCTGAACATCCAATCTGGCATAGTTCTACGTGCAACTTCTATCTGCTCCCTTGGATAGTAAGGATTTTCTGCTGTGCCGAATTGTATAACATCTATGGCTGGATCTCCTTCCTTCCACCGATCATAGATATCCGTCTTTAACCAATTAAGAAAATACGGTGTTGTTGTTATTAGAATTCTTCCTTTATGAAAGCCTACACGCCTTTGTGCTACATGCCATGCTTCACTGCGCATCTGGCCTGCTTCATCTAACCAAACAGCATTCACGTGCACACCTTCCATACTTAAAGGCCTATCCGCTGAACGAAACAGAACTCTGCCTCCGCCTTTCAGGTAATAGACCTTTTCCATTGATTTGTACGTTCCACCATGCCAATCATTCAGTATTTCCAACGCCCTCGGTAAAAGGATATCTTTCAGCATCGGATATGTGGGAGCTACAGCCAAGTAATCGGCCTTTACATCTTTCTTTATTTCTCTTGCCAGCCAGATTGAACCAAACCACGTTTTGCCTCCACCAGTACCAGCTATCATTGCCACATACTGTGCTTCACTATCAAAAGCCCTTACTTGGCCCGGGTGTAACTCATAGGTAAACTTAGGCATTAGTTCCCTCGGTTTGCTTGATGATCTCAATGATTATCGGCTCGTCGGTTTCGCCTTTTTCAATGCTTGTAGGTTCGCCTCGGCTCAATCTTTCTAACTTTGTTGCTATATCTAACCACGTGGCCAAATCTCTGGGAGACAAAGCATTCACATCTATCTCTTCCAACCGTGCCTTAATCAATTCTTGCATCCTAACTGCTAACTCAGCATGCCTTCGTGACATCTCTATTATGGCCTGTTCTTGTTCTTTGCGTTTCAACTCCTCCAAATACTGATCGTAAGCCTGCACACGTTCTACCCAGTTATACTTCGACGACCATTTTATCAAAGAGCTTCTGTTTCTCTTGCCAGTAACAGCGAGAACCTTATCTATACTGCGTTCCGAACCTAGATCTCGGTATATACAAAATGCGGCATAGGCCTTGGTGGTTTCATTACTCAGCTTTTCCCATGGTTCTCCCATTGAATTTCTATCTGCACCCCCTTCATACCTATATTGGTGCTTCTATCAGTATAACCTGCCCCCCATTAATGTTCTTACCTCATTCTCATTATACCCCATACGGTATAGCCGCTCTTCAACTAACAACTTTAATGCACGGTTCAGCTTTGCATTTTCGTGCACCTCTCTGTGGCATTCACTGCACAGCATTAAGCACGTTTCTACGCTTTCATGCTCTCTTCTTCTACCATACCCAGAAATAACATGGTGTAACTGCAACTCGCTTGTTAACTTACCGCATAACTCACAACGGCCATTAGCACGCTTTCTAACTGCTTCGTAAACGTCATTCACCCGCACAAGCTCCACCCACAGCTCTGGCACACTACACAGCCACTTTCGTGAATTACCGGCGAGCCGCACTCTGGACAATAAACATAATCGTGCGCACTCTGTCTCTTCATTATCTCTTGTTTCCTTTCTCTATTTATAATTTCCATACTATCAAACTTGTCATCGCTCATAATTCTATCTACCTCATCCTTTCTGTGAGATAACATGTCAAACTCTAAAACTTCTCGCACTTGGCCCCTTTGTGGCGCATATGACCCCTTTGTGGCGCCTTTATGATGCCATTGAACCCATTAAACATTATTCTCACTCCATAGCCAGCCCTTGTATAGTTCCACCCAGTCACTAAATGCCATTATTACAAGCCAGTCCTCATGGTTCTTTCGCCAAAACACAGCCGGTAGCTCGTCCGCTGAAGCATCTTTAATGGCCTGTTCAATTGCCTTATACACGTTTAGCCTTTCTGACCGCTTACATTCAATATGTATCCCGTCCAGGCCTACTACATCATCGCCACCAATTCCCGAGTACTGCTGGCCACGTCTTGTTTCAAAGCCATACTCCTGCAACTTCTTTGCAAGTTCCAATTCTCCACGCTTGCCTTTTCTTTTACTATTCACGGCACAATCTCCAGATTAGCCTTCACTTGTGGATACTTGTGCGATCCGAATTGGAGCTCTAGCTTTGCGCAACCTATTGGATTAGGCCCTAAACCTTTTTGCGCAATAAATCCATCTTGCATATCCCAATCACGTTTATAACCCGGAGTACGTATAAACCAGCCAACATCATTAAATATCTTGCCTTGCAGTGACAACCTTTCCCTAATGATAGGTACAACATAANCTGTATGACTGTGCCCATTCCACACCACATCGGCATCGTTTCAATCCCTTGTAGGTAAGCTAGAAACCTTGAGCGCCGCCCCGTGTATAGCGCTGTTAAACGTGTTTCAATCCCTTGTAGGTAAGCTAGAAACTGTAGGGCTGGCGAGCCTGCCAGCCCCTATAAACCTGTTTCAATCCCTTGTAGGTAAGCTAGAAACTAAAGTTGATGTTTTACAGGGCACAAGGTACACGTTAGTTTCAATCCCTTGTAGGTAAGCTAGAAACGAGTATGTAGAAGCTGCGAGGAAGGTGTTGGGGCAGAGTTTCAATCCCTTGTAGGTAAGCTAGAAACTGTATAACCCGAGTTCCACATTCAGGACAGTAAACAGTTTCAATCCCTTGTAGGTAAGCTAGAAACCCTTGCATGGCATCAAACCAGTCTCCACCAATTACAATGTTTCAATCCCTTGTAGGTAAGCTAGAAACACGAATTTGAAGCGGTAGGATACTTGACCACTCCAGAGTTTCAATCCCTTGTAGGTAAGCTAGAAACTTGAGCCTGAACGGCTCAGTTATAAGCAGCTTCGAAGGTTTCAATCCCTTGTAGGTAAGCTAGAAACTGTAATAACAGTTACATTAGACAGCGGGGATGAGCCAGTTTCAATCCCTTGTAGGTAAGCTAGAAACGAGTGCGTACAAATTTGGAGATTGAGGCATGACAGCGTTTCAATCCCTTGTAGGTAAGCTAGAAACCATTGAAAAAGGCGAAACTGATGAGCCGATAATCATGTTTCAATCCCTTGTAGGTAAGCTAGAAACATTATAATAATGTAGATTATTCTCTCCAGAAAAACAAGTTTCAATCCCTTGTAGGTAAGCTAGAAACGCTGATACGTACATGCCTAACGAGTTTAAGGGTAAGGGTTTCAATCCCTTGTAGGTAAGCTAGAAACCCTGCACTGCTTACACGTAACGCCATGGCTACCACGTTTACCCTTCCTGCTCAAGCATGCGCATTACTTCAAACACTTTACTGTACTCGCCTTGGAGCTCTGCCTCGCATGAATCACCATCAATGTAAATGAACGTAAACCCTAAATCATCCAACAACTTTACGTACGCTCCAATGTCTGGACAACACATCACGTGCACTGTCAAGGTGCTTGTCTCTTCATCATTCACAAAGTCAACGAACCTCGCCAATGTTTTCATGTTCTCCCTCCTTCTTCTTCTCATCCTCAATTACGAGGATGTCCAATGGGCTAATGTCCAAAATCTCACAAATTTGATTAATCCTCGCCAACGATGGAACTACCTTGCCGCTTTCAATGTAGTAATATCCATCGCCAGCATACCCCATCAACTGCGACATCTTGTGCTTTGTCAATCCACGATAAGCCCTCCACATCCTCAACTTCGCCACGTCTAACACAATCTTTGCCATACTTACTCCCTCCTTTCATGTTATCTACTTATATAATATACCATTTTTCGCTATATGTCAATACCTGCACAATACCACAAATAAAAACGCCCTCCGAGTAGGAGGGAGGGGAGCACCTCGGAGGGCAACGCCTATATTAAAGTAATAGGCGGCTAATTCGCTAACTCATCCCACACTTCGCCGAGTTCCGTCTTTAACTCCTTTAAGGCGGCTTCAATAAGTCCCTTAATCTCTTCTTCGGACAATTGTATACCTATCTTGTCTGCCGCATCGGACAACCACTCTGCCGCCTTGTCATACTTCTCTGCTCCGCCCAAATCCTTGTATGCCTGCTGGACAAACAACACGGCAACTCGTGCCAGTTCTCGCTTTGTAGCAAGCTCTCGCACTACCGCTTCCAACTTCTCTGTCCCTATCCTCTTTTGCAACCATGCTATCGCATACCCTACAAGTATCGGGACAAGAATAGCTATTATGTCATAAAGCAACTGTAACAACAAATCATGCATGTTACTTCCCTCCTTTTAATTTTTCATAAAGCTTCGCTATCATAGTAGCAACTTCGGCTTTCGTTGCGGGTTTCTCTGGATTGAAATTCCCGCTACCATCACCTTGCACAATACCGAGTTCCTTCAACTCCTTTATGTACTTATACGCCCAATGTTTCTCGTCNACATCATTAAACACTTTCTCGCCTCCTTTCAAACGCTTTAGCAACTCGTCCCACTGAAATTTTTCTCCCGGACAATGCGGCTTATTCTTTGGAGTAACCTCATAGTGCCCAATTATATGGTCTCTGTCAATCGGTATTGTTACGCCCCAAATTCTTTTTACCTCTTCAACGATATACCTTATCAACTCTACTTCGGCATTCAACTGCGCTGGTGTAAGCTCGCCTCGTGTCTTTGAATAGAACCCTTCATTTTCTATACTTATGGTGAAGTAATTCGCATTTGTTTTTCGCTCCCTTACCAGCCTCGCTGTCGCATATCCATAATATGTACTATCCGCTGGGTTAGTACTTGTTCCATTACACCAAGCCGTGTCTCTTATATCCACCATTTGGGCAACTCTACCATCTTGACCAACGATAAAATGGCTCGAAACTCTGGAGTTCGGATTCTGCATCCATGCTATTGTCCCATTATACGTACCTTCAGCGATATGAATGACTATGACATCGGGCACCCACTCTTTACCGTAAAACTTTCTACCCGCCCACTTATTTACCGTGCTATACTTATTTATCGTTATCGCTATCACCCCCACCGTGCCGTGTTTCTTCTTTCTTTATACCTGCTAATGCCCATAATTCGCCAGTGGTAAATGCAAACCAGCTTGCGATGAGCGTTGATGGTTCAGACTCTGTGTGCCAATATAAAAACAATACCGCCACCACAAACAAGGCATTAAGCATGATAATCCAACGAACCACCTTCTTTGAAAACTTATTTTCTGTCATCTGGACCCCTCCTTACATGCCTTGCAACATCTAATATTTCGTCTAGCTTTACTTGCTGCTTTGCCATCTCAACTTGGAGCTCACGTATTA